TCGAGTGGGTGGCGCAATTTTGTCTGGCGTTCCTGAGGCAGCGTTGAGCGCGACGGGGATGAGGGCACCTATTGAAGGAATGGCCGGCGCTGGCCGTGCGGCAGCTGGTGCGTATCGTGCGGCAGAGTCAAGGCTGGCGCGACCATCTGCTCCAGTCTCTTTTGGTGAAGGCACGCCGACACCTCGAGGCCCGATAGCGCCAGAAATGACACCAGAGGCTCGTGCGTCACGTTTAAGTATGGGCGCTGCGGAGACACCAGAATTGGCGATGGTGCAGGCATCAATCGACCAAGCTCCGGCAACTGTCAAGCAATCCTTGACCGGAATTCCGATTGATGAGGTCAATACGACAGCGCTAGAGCGTCACACAAAAGCCCAATCGTTGCCAGTTCCAGTGCCTCTGACAAAAGGCATGGCAACCGCCGACTCGGCTCTGTTTTCTGAAGAGAAGAACCTTCGCGCAAAGTTGCCAGCGCTGGCTGAACGTGTGAACCAGTACCCGGATTTGTTTCAGCAAAACATCGAAGCAATTCGCGATCAAGTGGCGCCGGACATTTATGGCAGACCAACTGACAACATGCTCGGGAAAGAAGCCATCGGTCTTTACAGTGCTTTTGATAAAAACTCCCGTGCGCAAATTAGCGGCGCTTACGACGCAATAAAAAATGCGCTTGGCGGTCGAGAGATGCTTGTGGATTCGGCATCGGTAGCGCAAAACGCCGTGGCCAAAATGCAAGCCGAACGTGCCTATCGCTGGCTGCCGGAAGAACTCAAAGGGGAGTTGGCGGATTTAGCTCAACGAAGACAGATTCCATTTGATGAGATGGACAAATTGCAAAGCACGCTCGGCAGAGCAATTAAAGGTTATCAGCGCCAAGGGAAAGGCAACGAGGCGTATGCGGCGGGTATTTTCCAACGGGAAATTGCAAACATGCCGTTAGTGGGTGAGATTGGCGAAATCAAAACGCTATCTGATGCTGCTAGAAGTTTGGCCAAAAAACGGTTTGATTTGATAGACACAGATCCTGCTTATAAATCTGTTGTGGATGGAGTTGCTAGGGCGGATAAGTTTGCCGATAAATACATCATCAATGCCGGAGGTGATGGTGTTGCAAGGCTTCTGAAAACCTTAGAGGGAACCGATGCCAATCAGGTGGCCAAACTGGCGATTTTGAAACATCTGGACGACAAAACAGGAACCATGACATTTGCGCCAGGAGACCGCTCGCAATCGATCAACATGACGTCGAAAGGCTACGGCAACGCGTTTGCCAATCTGTCTGATTCTGGAGTGCTTGAAAGCGTGTTTACGCCAGAAGAATTGGCCCAACTGCAAAACCTGGGCGATGTAATGAGCTACACGCAAAGAACTGGCAGTGGCGGTTATGTGAATTATTCTGGAACCACTGTGTCGGCAGCGTCCGACGTTTTCCGTCAGCAAGCCGCGGCTGCTGGAGCAGAAGCGGCGGATGTGGCGTTGAGCGCCGCTGGTGTGCCATCTCCCGTTGTCAAGTTTGGAAAAGGCGTGATCAGCACCTTGGCAAACAGGAAGTTTCTCAAAGATTCTCTAGAGCCGATGGCGGGCATCCGCAAGGGCAAGCAATGAAAATCCTAGTCCTTGAGCACGAAGACGCCGGCTGCGGATTGGATTTTGTTCTGCGCTGCGTCTCTGCCGGCCATCAAGTGCGCTACTGGCTGTCGCCTAACGCATCACCACACATTGGCCAAGGCTTCAAGGGCATTGAGTTCATCAAGAACTGGACAGGCAGCGCCAAGTGGGCCGACCTCGTGTTCTGCACCGGTAACGACAAGTACATTGACCGGTTAGAGTTTTTCCGCAAGCAGGGCGTGGCCGTGTTCGCACCGTCAGTGCAGTCCGCACGGCTGGAAATAGACCGAGCCTACGGGATGAAGTTCTTGGACGACCACGGCATTGAGTGCCCAGAACACCAGACGTTCAAGACGCTGGCAGACGCTGAGAAGTTTGCACGCAAATCTGACGAACGGTACGTTTTCAAGACGCTCGGCAGTGAGGAAGACAAAAGCCTGTCCTATTGCGCCAAATCGCCTGCTGACCTTGTGGCGCGTCTCCAACGCTGGCAGCGGATGGGCATGGTCCTAAAGGGACCCTGCATGTTGCAGAAGTTTATCCCTGGCATTGAGTTCGCCGTCAGCGCGTGGATGGGCAAAGATGGTTTTATCGGCCTACCGAACGAGAACTTTGAGCACAAGAAGTTACTCAGCGGGAACTGCGGCCCAAACTGCGGTGAGGCTGGGACAGTGATGAAGTATTGCAACGACTCAACGTTGTTTGAAGAAGTGATGAAGCCCCTCGAGGACTCGCTGGTTAAGCTGGGCCATTTTGGTGACATCGACGTCAACTGCATCATCGACGAGGACGGTAAAGCGTGGCCGCTGGAGTTTACTGCGCGTCCGGGCTGGCCTGCGTTCATCATCATGATGGCGACGACCAAGGGAGATCCGGCGGAATGGATGCGCGACGCTTGCTATGGCGAGGATTCCTTGGAAGTCAGCACGGCTATTGCGGTTGGCGTGGTCGTGGCGCAACCGGACTATCCGTATTCCAAGGCGACGCAGAAGGAAGTGATCGACATTCCGATTTATGGCGTGACCGCAAAGAACCGTCGCTTCATTGCGCCTCAGAGCGTCAAAATGGCGACGATGCCGGATATGGACGACGATGAGATGGTGGAGCGCGAAATGTGGGCGACTGCTGGTGATTACCTGTGCGTTGTCACAGGCACAGGACGCAGCATCAAGCAGGCATCAGAGCGTGCTTATAAGGTCGTCGACGATTTGCACATCTCAGACATGATCTATCGAGACGACATCGGCGAAAAAATTGAAGATGAGTTGCCGACGCTGCAAGAACATGGATACGCAACCGAGTTTGAATACGAGTAAACACACATGGCTTACTTCCAATCCCCTATCGCGTTTCAACTCCAGAGCTTTACCAATCAGGGACTGATCCTGTCTGGTGGTTTGATTTACACCTATCTGGCCGGGACCACTACGCTCCAGAACACCTATACCGATTCGACCGGAACGGTATTGAACGCTAATCCCATCGTGCTTGATTCGTCTGGCCGTTTGACGACGAGCATTTGGGTTACTGGTGGCGTCTCCTTGAAAGTGATCATCAAGGACAGCAACAACAACACGCTGGCCACGGTCGACAACATTTCTGGCATTAATGACATTACGTTGGCGTTGGCGGCCCCCGGCACTATCGGCGGCACTACGCCAGGCGCGGCGACGTTCACTACTGTCGTGGCCAATACCAGCGTCACCAGCGCACTCGGAACGTTTACAACCCTAAGTAGCACGACGGTTTCGGGCTCTCTGACAGTCACGCAAAACAGCACTTTAGGAAACGACGCGACGTCCGACACTGTGAAACTGAACGCGTACGTTTCGATGGGAACAAATACGTCGTCGTCCTATCGGTGTTTGATTCAGGGTGAGGATTCATCTGCAACAAAATACGCGCTTGGTGTTTTTGACACTGCTAACACAAACATCCTGTTGCGAATTAGGAATGACGGTTTGTTAACGTTTGGATCAAGCAGCGCCAACGGGCCTTACAACAGCACCACAGCCACAGCGGCAAACGTATTCATCAAGTCCGACGGACAATTGCAGCGCTCAACCTCATCAGCCCGTTACAAGAAGGACATCACGGACGCCACTCATGGGCTTTCGGAGGTTTTGAAACTTCGCCCGGTGACGTATCGCGGCGTGAATGACGGCGATACTTGGTTTGGCGGGTTGCTGGCCGAAGACCTGCATAGCCTTGGCCTGACGGAGTTCGTTCAATATGACGAGCAAGGCCGCCCAGACGCCATCAGCTACGGGCCAATGGTGTCTCTGATGGCTAAGGCCATTCAGCAGCTCACAGCGCGTGTGGAAGCGCTGGAAGCCGCTGCACAGCCTGTCACCTCCGGCGCTTAATCGGCTCATCCAAAGTCGGGACAATCGTTTCGGTTGGTTCAACGGATTCTAAGGGGCCAAAAGTCTCCACCAGATTACCGACGAACCGCCGAAACACCTCGTCAGACTGCACCAGCTCTGCCACCTGCCTGTGGCGCTTCATGCTTTCCCATGTTGCTCGTTTGGCATCAACGGACATGGAAATGCGTTTCCATAGCCAAAACCTTCTCAATGGTTCGGTGATGCACTCCGTAGCGTTGAGCCAGCGCAGCGTTGGTTAAATTCTCCGCGATGTAGTCGCGAAGCTCTTCTCTCCGGATAGCAGCCTCGCGAATTTCAATAACCTGGGCGTCGCTGATTTTGGTCTGCGGCAACTCGTCACCTCGTTTGAACAAATAGCATTCGCGCATCAGTGCCCCCAGCGTCTCGGCTTTTGGAAATAAGCCCAGTCATCTTCGCGGTCGGCCTGCGCGGTGTACTTCAGCGGGCTGCTGGCCGGGGCGTCGCGCACGATTTGCTTGGCCACTCTGGCGCTCCACGCCGGCCATGATTCCTCATCCCCTCGCGGATACCGCTCAAGCATGTTGAGAGGCCGCCAGCGCTGAATGACAGGGTTCTGGCTAGTCTTCACCTCGTCATACCATTCAGCCGTATGGCAAGCCTTACAGATGGCTTTGCCGTACTTGTCTCGTCCGTAGTATTCGCCACCACATTTGCATTGTTCGGCACTGCTCTGGCGCTTCAGTTCTCCGCTGCCTTCGTTCACTTCAGCCTCAAACCGGAATTGATTCAGGTACGTTGAAACATGCGGCAACGGGGACACGAACTTGTTGGGGACTCGTCTGGCGGTCCTGCGGTTTTGCGCGTGAATGCCATATCCGTGGTTCACTGCCTGTGCAAACTTTAGCTCAGGCTCGCTATCCACCTTCTCCTCTTTGGCCCACTTCTTACATGCCTTTTCCCAAGCCTCAAACGCTTTGCGCTTGGAGCCTTTCGCAGAAACGTCCATATGGTCATCACTGCCGTAGCGTGCCCAAAAGTCGTCAAAGTGCTTTGTGTAGTTCATACCTGCCCCTTGCGCGGATTGCATCACCATAGGTTCCGCCACCTTCACATAAAATATGATCGACTAATTGAGCGCACGCCTCGCGTTCTGCCTTAGCACCAGCCTGCCAGCCTTCCCAAGCCCAATAGGCGGCGGTTTCATGGGTGTAGGGGTTGTCTCCCGGCGACACCTCTCCCTCATTCCACCAATGATTGAAAGTCATGCGCTCGGTAAGCGCCTCGTCCAGTTGCTGGTGTGTTTCCGATAAACACACTAGGTCGTATTCTCGGATGGACTCTCTCAGCGCTTGAATCAGCTCCGCAGTGTGTACTGCATCTCTCCACAACGGGGTATCCCATCTCTCGATGAGCGCCAATGCGGCGTCGATAACCTTATTCATTCCTACCCCTCCTAGTAATGGTGGTCCAGAGTCCTTGCAGGTTCTCGGCGCTCTCACGCATCCAGTAAGCATCGATTTTGCGGCCATCCTCGTCTGCTTCATCGGCCAAGCGACGCAGATGCGCGACCATCTCTGGCGTGTCTTCGTACGTCATTATCTGGTCGGCTTTGATCCGAATCCGATACTCCAGTTCAGCAACCCGTCCCATATTCAAACCTCCCCAAGTTTGTTTATCTCTTCAATCAGTTTTACGCCTGGCGTCAACAGCCATGAGCTTCCTTTGTTTCGATTGATGTCCTTGTTGATCCATCCTCGATTTATCAGGATGTTGAGCGTGGCGTTGGCCGTTTTCCCCTTCGTGTTCTGGCTCCAGAAATTCTTCATAAACGACCTGCGCGGATGAGTAATCAAAACCCAAAAGAACATGCGTTTAACCATTTGCTCGGAGTTCACCAAGTCGCAGTCATCAGCCCCAGCTGCGGCCAGCTTGTTAGCTATGTCGTCAGCTTTCCTCAGTAGTTCTATGATCATCATTCCTCCCCAATTTCATCCCATCGATGTTCAGTCGTATCCTGTGCGCTCTCCGTGGTAATCCCTTTTTGTCGTACCTGTCTGCCTTTTCCATAGCAGCGTTGTAAGCCTCCGGGCTATCGAAGAAGTGCCGATAGGTTCCCAGCGGTATCGGTGCGGTAATGGTTTTGCTCTTGTTATGTGGTCTGCTCATGTTTCCTCCAGACATAGTTCCTCCAAGGGTGGCTAGAAGCCTTCCCCTTCCATCCCAGCTAATACCTGTCTGGGACCAAAGTTCCTAGCGGTTGCGATTCCATCCATGCCTGCTTGGGTTTGCCACTCATCAGGCGTGTTCTGCGCTACCTCGCAAACAGTGCGCGACGGACAAACCGGGTGTGGAGTCGTCCGTATGTTTTCTCCTCAGCCGCCCATGTAGGCGCATTGCTATCGCGGAGGGTACGGAGATGGACGGGAATCAGAGGGGACTGTAGACTGCTGCACGGCGCAATGCCGTTGTTCTACTGTCCTGACGATGCCTTGTACATCTCAGGTCTACCCGGTGGGGAGCTGGTTACTCCTCACCGGGTTTTTCAACTCTAGCCTTTTCGCACTACCTCAACAAGCCCGATGGCCGCAGTCACGGCAGTGCCGATGGCTGGCATCAAATCAGGTTGCATGTGCACACCAAACGCACCGACCATCACGGCCAAACCGCGCCAGGTCGAAGGTTCTTTCAGGCGGTCCAGAAGATAGTTCATTTGATTGCCTCCAAAAGGTTGCCGGCGATACGTCTCGCCCAGCCTCGTCCGAAGACCGGCCAGCCGTCAAGGGATGCCATGAAAATCAGGCGGTGCGCATTGAACCGGGCCAGCAGATGCGACGGCTCCACACCGGCTATAGCTGCCATTGTGTTGGTGCCGAGCAAGCCATCCTCTACTTCCCCAACGGCCCGCTGTAGCAGCGTTGAGGCACGTTGCAGGCCGGAGTTAACGCAGCAGTCGAAAACGTCGAATTGGATCAATGGCGGCAGTTTCTCAATGCGCATCCGGTCCCAAAAATCGCGCTTATAGATTTCCTTAGCCTGCTGCTCGGTCAGATTCTTGATGTCTAAATTGGGATATGAGCGTTTGCTGATTCCCCAGTTAGTCTCTCCACCCGGATCGTTCGGATGCCAAACGTAGCGGCCTTCGTGGCCCATCAGTCGCTCGAAAGCGATGTCGAAATTCATTTGAAAAAGCCTTTGATTGTGTCGCCGAGAAGGATCCAAGCAGTGACGCCACCAGCCAGCCATTTCACGAAAGCGACTATGCCGCTTGCGGTCTGCCATGCTGAAACAAGGTTTTTGACTTCCTCAGAAAGTACTTCGACTTTCTTTGTGAGTTCTTCAACATCCCTGCGCAGCATGGCGCTTTCGGTTTCGTTCATCTGCTCGGCCCTTGGTTGGAGATCAGTTGCCCAAGATTATGCCGCAGTCTGCGCACTTGTGTTTAGCATGTCCGCAAAGGTCGATGGGTTGCTCTCCTGGCACATCACGCACTTGTCGAATCTCATCACGCAGGCCGCGGGCTGGTAACTCCCGTGCTTTCTCAACCCACTGCTCAACCTCGTCGACTTCCATCTTGAGCGGCAGCAGCTGCACGAGGCGGTCCATCGGAATCCCCTTGACGTCGAGCTCTCCGAATCGCTTCACGACGGCAATGCAGTTGTAAGCAGTCGTGCGCGAAAGTCCGATGTCTTCAACAAAGTCGTCGAATGACAGGCCCGGACCCCAAGCCTTGAAAAGCTGTTTGTCTTTCACCTCGATGAGATACGCGCCGATGGCCAAGAACTCATTACATGCCCGCTCCTGCGCGTGGCGGATGAATCCCACTATCTCGGTTACTCGAGACTCAGAAAGGGATTGCGTCATCTTCAAAGCCTCCAATGTCGTCGTCTTCACCCGGCTCGCGTTGTTTCTCGGCTCCCGGACCTCTGCCGAGCAGGTCCAGATTGTGAACTCTCACCTCGGTGATGCTTTTGTTCTGGCCATCGTGCACATATTCGCGGGTCTGCAATTCACCGACCACGGCAATCTGCGAGCCTTTCTTGCAATACTGGCTGACAATCGTCGCAGCTTTGTCCCAAAAGACTAAGCGCACCCATGTCACTTGGTCCTGCCCCTTGATCCGTTTAGAAACGGCAAGCGATGCGTTGACGACCGCAGTGCCGCCCGTTGTCTGTCGCGTCTCAGGGTCGCGGCCAAGCCGTCCAATCAGTTGTACGTTGTTCATGTTTCCTCCTCAGTGAACTGTTGCTGGTTCGGGCAATGGTGCCCAGTGCGTAATCTCTCCAACCATCGGCAAGCCATCCAAGTCTCGCCAGATGCCTTCCTCAAGCGAGCCTATCCATGTCTCGCTATCAACGACCACCAGCACGATGTCATCCTCATCCGGCAAACCGTCGTTAACGTGTTGCCAGTTCATCGTGCCCACCTCCACATGCCGATTCGGCGATAGTGGTTGGATACCTTCCTTGATGCCACGAAGCCCACAATCTCCCATTCGGATTTCTTGAAAATGGCTCCCCATGCGTTTGGATGGCGCGGGGCCAAACCCAAATGGGCGGCCCGGTCGCGCAAGTCGTCGCTGGACACCCAGCCTTTGCGATTGCAAATGCGCTTGGCTTCTTTGCGCATCACTGCCAAAAAGTCTGGTTCATTCGAAGCCACCAGAGCGATTCCGTAATCCCTGCCAAGTTTGCCAGCCGATGAATCAAACAGCTTTCCCATATCAGCCTCTCTTTTTGCGCAGTGTTGCTTCAACGTCATCCACCAGGGCAAGGAAGTCTGGCACCTTGGCGTCCAGCTCCTGCGCAGCGGTGGCGGTCATGTGGTGCCGCACCACTAGCAGGTCCAGACCGGAATGAGACAGGCGCGGGTCGTAAATGCAGACGTCGCACCATTCGCGTCCGAGAATCCACATCTGCCACTCGACCTGTGCCACATAGTCGCTGACATCGTTGGTGGCCCAGATGCGGGCGATACGGTCTTGGCCGAACGGGCATTTGATTTCTAGCAGGCCATCGGCCCCAATCAACCCGTCCGGGCTTGCGCCGGCCTGCAACGTGTCGTGCAGGGCGAACCCCATCTGGTCAACCAGAATGCCCGTTCTGGCCTCGTAGGCAGCGCGAGCGTCTGGCTCCAGTTCGCTGCCACGGTTCATGGCTGTGGTCACAGCGCGGTCAAGCGGCTGGCCTGCGACTCGCTCGAAAGCAAGTTCCATCGCGTAGTCCATGCGGGCCTTGGACGGTGCGCCGCTCTTCAGCACGGACAGCGCATCAGACGCTCTGCTGGCCGTCGCCACGCCGAGACGCGCCCTGAGCCATTCTGTGCTGCCCTGCTGGCAATCTAGCACTCTCATGACTGAACCTCCGTAGCGGCGCTCAGGCGGGCTTTGGCGGCGTCCTTCTCGTCGGCCAGTGCCTTGCGGGCGTCGGCGCTCAGGTCGCGCCAGACGTTGCCCAGTTCGCTAACCGTGGCGGCGTCGCGCAATGCCTGGCGTGCGTCAAGCCAGTGATCGATTGTCGGCTTGGTTTTAACGATTGGCTCAGGCTTGCCACCGTGCGTGGCGCTGTTACCGTCGTCATCCTCTTGGCTGATGCCGCAAGCGGCAGAGCAGCTATACCGGCGCAAGTATGTCGTGCAGCTGCCGATGCCTTGCGCGTCAGTCTTGGCCGGCACGGCACGGGCCACGCTGCTGACATAGCCGCCGTCGCTGTGAGCCAGCACGGTCGTAACGCTGACCATGCTGCCGTCGAAGCTGGTCGATTGCATAAGAGCGATGCCGTTTTTGGCCAGCACGGGGCGGCAGGTGTTGAGCACCTCGGCAAGGTCTGCGTAACGGCTTTTAAATGCCGGGTTAACGCTGCCTTTGGTGGCGTTCTCAATTGTGCTTTGCGCTTTGGCAAGCGCTGCTATTAGCGCTGGCGTCGAGTTGGTCATATCCATTGTTTTTTCCCAGTTGTTATTTGAACAGGTAGATCATCAGCCGCACGATGCCGTCCAGAATCCAAGTGGATTGGACGACGGCACCGAGCGTGAGCAGGCACAGGGTCAAGTCACGACCCGACCGGATGATCGGGTCATAGGGCTTGCGCCGAGTGGCGTGGACCATGCGGGGACGTTGGTAGTGTTCCATCGGTTGGCTCCAGTAAATTGAGGCGGAATTGCCTGCTGGTGGCCGTCCTTGGCCGTGATTGTTAAGCGCTCAGGAGTTTCTGGCACTGCTTCTTGAGTGCCCGAAAAGCGTTGAACGTTCCAAGCGGGAGTCCGTATGGCCCAATCTCGAATTGAGCCGGGTCGGTGTAGTAGGTTGCCTCGGAAAGCAAAGTGCGAACGTCTTCGACGGTCGCCTGATGGGTGCCTGAGTGTGATGCCCAGTCCGGGATGTGCTCGCATGCGCTGGCTTCAAGTTCAAACGCCACAGCTTCAGTGATGCGGATTTTAATTGTCATCTTTGGTCTCCAGTAGATTGAGGCGGGATTGCCTGCTACGGATGTGATGGTATTACCATTCATTGGCAACATGCAATAGGTTAAAACAACTTTTTATGAAATTATTTTTATGCCATCATTGGGCATGAAACGAACGCACATCAGCCCGGAACTTGAGCTGGGTCACAGGCTGGCCAGCATGAGTCAGTCAGACGTTGCCAGGGCAACTAATACGCACCCGTCGCATATCAACGCAATGCTTAAGGGAAAGCGGCCATATTCCGTCCGGGTTTTGGACTGGTTGGGGTTTGAGCGCATCACTGTGGTGAGGCCAAAACAGTGTTGCTGACTCTGCCGTGGCCACCAAGCGCCAACCGATATTACCGGCACATCACTCGGGGCAAGTTAGCTGGTCGCGTGCTGCTGTCTGAGCACGGGCGAGAGTACCGGAAGGCGGTGGATGCCATCGTCGCCGAGCACAAGGCTCGCCTAGGCTGGCCAGACCGGCTGCGGCTGTACGTTATGGTCTACCCTCCGGACAATCGCAAAAGGGATTTGGACAACTTGCTCAAGGCTGTGCTGGACTCTCTTCAGGCGGCCAACGTGTTTTTGAATGATTCGCAAATTGACCATCTGACGATTTCTCGAACGAAGAATCGCCCTAGCGGAGCGATAGAGGTTTCGGTGGAACAGATTGGGCCGGCAGATGAATTTCGATAAGCGAAAGCTGGCGGAGTATTTGACGGTGGCGTTGTTTTGGGTGTGGCTTTACGCAATGTTGGGGGGATTGGTTTATGTCGTGGGGAAACTGGCGTTTTGGACCATTGAATGGTGGTCGCTATGAGTGAAATTGACGAACACAGGAGCGTGCTGGCCGACACAGAACAGATGTTGGCGCTCAATATTGAACCGGCAAGTCACCTTTTGCTGCGCACGCTGGCCGAGGGCGGCAAGATTCTGACTTGCGGCAACGGTGGCAGCGCAGCGCAGGCGTCTCATCTGGCTGGAGAGCTGACTGTGCGGTTCATTGCCGACCGACGAGCGCTGGCCGCTGTTTCTCTCGCATCGGATGCCGTGGCGCTTACAGCCGCGGGCAATGACTACGGATATGACCGGGTATTCAGTCGGCAGGTTGAGGCGCTTGGTCAGCCGGGTGACTGTCTGGTGGGGTTCAGCACTAGCGGAAACAGTCGCAACGTCAACGAGGCATTGGCGACGGCGCACAAGAAGGGATTGAGCGTGCTGGGCATCTCTGGCCGCAAAGGATTCCCGGCGCACACGGATGTGGACCTAATTGTGCCGAGCAGCTCGACGGCGCGGATTCAGGAAATGCACCTTTTGATCGTGCATCTGTTGCTGACCGCTATCGAAAAGGGCGTGCCGAAATGATGCTGGCCGAGGTTGTGCGAGCGATGGCCGGGAAGCGCGTCACTGTGCTGGGCGACGGCATCATCGACGAATACGTTCACGGCACTTCGTCCAGGCTATCGCCGGAGGCTCCCGTCCCGGTCTTCGTGGAAACTCACCGAGAAGAACGCGGCGGTGGTGCGGAAAACGTGGCGGCGCAGCTTGAGACGCTTGGCTGCAACGTGCTGCGTGCGATGCCAGAAAAAAGTTTATGGTCCCGTAAGACACGTTATGTGGTCGATGGGCACCAGCTGCTGCGCGTAGACGCTGACAAGATTGCCATGCGTGAAAGTTACAACGACTTGTCGCTTACGGATGCGCTTGTGGTGAGCGACTACGCTAAGGGCTGGGTCAGTCTAGAGCGCTGCCGAACGCTCATCAATCAGGCAAGGCACTTACAGATTCCGGTGGTTGTAGATCCGAAAGGTCGAGACTGGACAAAGTATGAAGGCTGCTCCGTCATCTGCCCGAACGACCTCGAGGCCAAGGAAATCCCTGCGCATCTGTTTCGTACCATCCTGTACAAGCGCGGCCCGAAGGGGTTGTGGCTAGACGATGGCAGCACCGGGCACTGTAAAGAGTCGACGATGATCCCAGCCCACAACGCTCGGCAAGTCTTCGACGTTACCGGGGCCGGAGACACCGTGGTGGCCGTGATTGGCGCAGCGCTGGCTGCCGGAGCGTCAATGGTGCAGGCCGCTCTGCTGGCTAACGTAGCCGCCGGGTACGTTGTTGGCGAGCAAGGTACGGCAAGCTGCCCGGTAAGCTGGCTGCTGCACTATGCCGAGCAAGACGATTTGGCGAACGGTGGCCGCGTTGATAACGATTTGCTGGCGTGCTATACGGCACCATAAATCACGAGGTGACCAATGGCGTACGATAGACCAGTTCAGATTGTTGACATCACCGCCATTCCAGTTGGCGTTCCGGGTTCCGGCAGCATCGGCGTTAATGGCGCTCTGACGCTTACCACGGCTCTTCAACTGACATATCCCAACATCTGGCTGTATTTTCCGGTCGGCGCTGTTTACAGCAACAGCCCAGCAGGGGCTTACTTTTGCCAGATGACGAGCACAACCTTAGGCACTGTTTATAACCATGTCTTGGTTGGCTCCCCATACATCCCGACCACGCTAAATCCGGTCGTGTCGGCGTCGATTGGCGCATACACCGCACCAACTTCTGCGGTAAGCCTGTTTTCGTTCACTCTCCCTGGCGGGATCATGGGCGCAAATGGTCAGCTCGTGATGTACGCAGAGGTTACCGTGCCCAACAATGCTAACACCAAAATTGGCACCATTAGTATTGGTGGCACGCAAATAATTTCCATTTCGCTTACGACCACAATCACATCGAATGCCATCAAATATCTGACGAATCGCGGCGTGAGTAATGCGCAGATTTCCAGAGCGACTACTGCGAACAACATCGGCAACAGCGCAGCGACATTGAATCAAACTTCGATAGCGACCGATGTCAATCAGACTGTTTTGTTCCAAGGCCAGCTGGCGAACGCGGCGGACTTCGTAGTGTTTGAACAGTTCTCAATGTCAACCTACTTTCAGGGATAACGCATGAAGGAAAAACGCTCAGATGGTTACCCGTGCCACCAATGCGCACCGCGTGACTGGCGCAACGTCCCCAACGTGACCGGGGACTATGATCTGGATGCAACGATTCTTAATCGAACGAATGGCGACATGCGTGGACGTCTGGAGTTGTACGTCCGTCCGA